CTAAACGTTTCACCATATTTTGACGATTTCGATCCGAATGATGGTTATCATAAGGTTCTTTTTAAACCTGGATATCCCGTTCAGGCTAGAGAATTAACTGGTCTTCAGTCTATTCTTCAGAATCAAATAGAGAAGTTTGGTCAACACTTCTTTAAAGAAGGTGCCAAAGTAATTCCAGGAAATACTGCGTATTCACCAAATTACTATGCTGTAGAACTGAATAATACCCATTTGGGTGTTCCTGTTGATTATTATATTGAGCAGTTAATTGATAGAAAAATAATCGGTTTAACAACTGGTGTAACTGCTATAATTAAACAAGTTTTAAAACCAGAAGAATCTGAAAGAGGAAATTTAACTCTTTATATTTCTTATATGTCATCTGGTGTTGAAGATAGTAATATCAAAGCATTTGCTGATGGGGAATTATTAACTGCTGATAGTGATATTATTTCTGGGCCTGAAAATAATGCATTTATACCATCTGGAGAATCTTTTGCATCATGTATAGCAAATAATGCAACAGCTACTGCTGCATCTTTCTCAATATCAAATGGTGTTTATTTTATAAGAGGTAATTTTGTTAATATTGAAGATGAGACTATTATTTTAAGTCAATATGAGAATTTTCCTAGTGCTAGAATAGGTTTAAGAATTAATGAAGATATTATAAATTCTGATGAGGATGAAACCCTAGCAGATAACTCAAAAGGTTTTAATAACTATGCTGCACCAGGTGCTGATCGTCTTAAAATAACAGCTTCATTGTATGCTAAACCATTAGATGATTTCAATGATTCTAATTTTATAGAATTAGCAGTTGTTGATGATGGAATTTTAAGATCACAAACAAAGAATACCAAGTATAGTTTTATAGCCGATGAAATGGCTCGTAGAACTTATGAAGAGTCTGGAGATTATACTATCACACCATTTGATGTTATAGTAAAAAATTCTTTAAATGATGGTCTTGGTAATAATGGTGTATATAAACAAGGTGAATTTACTCAAGGTGGAACATTAGCATCAGATGATCTTGGAGTATATCAAATAGGGCCTGGAAAAGCATTTGTTAAAGGATATGAGATAGAAACTATTAGTTCTACATATCTTGATGCACCAAAACCAAGAACAAGTAAAAAATTAGAAAGTCAAGGAGTAAGTTATAATACAGGAAATACTCTTCGTCTTAATAGGGTTTATGGAGCTCCAACCATAGGTATTGGAAATACTTATATTGTTAGTTTAAGAGATCAGAGAAGTGGTGATAATTCCTTTAAGATGGCAGGATCTGAAATTGGTGTTGCTAGGGTTTATGATTATGCATTAGAATCTGGTTCTTATTCTACATCTAATTCTGATACTAATGAGTGGGATATTGCATTATATGATCTTCAGTTAACAACTCGCATAACATTAAATGATGATATATCATTATCTGTTCCTACTTACGTTAAAGGAAGATATAGTGGTGCTACTGGATTCTTAAAAAATGCTGTTAGTAATAGTACTTCTTTAGAAATCTATGAAAAGCAAGGTGATTTCTTAAAGAATGAACCATTTGACTTTAATGGTGTATCTAATAATAGAGTTGCTGTTGCTGTAACATCTTATGGAATGTCAGATGTTAAGCAAATTTATGGTGGCCCAGAATTGGGTAGTGTTGGTGCAGCAAAAAGTTTTACTGGTGATATTATACAAAAGAATCATTTTGTTTATGGTGAGGCAAAGATTACTGAAATAGATGATGCAACAGGTATATGCACAGTTACTAGTGAGAATGAGTTATTTCCTGGAATTTTAAAGGTAAATAATATCTTAGCATTTGGTGGTTTAGGTAATAATGAAGCATCATTTGCAAGAATAACAGAAGTAGCAACAAATAGTGTTAAGATTACTGGTGTATCAACAGTAACTGGTGTTATACAGGGTCAAATTCCTGCATCAGATTTAGTCACTCCAAATTTAAGACTTGTTCAAACTCCATTAGAAACTGCACTTGAGAATAGTTTATATACATTAATGCCGAAACCTTTTATTTCGGATGTTGATCTTACTGATGCTACATTAACTATTAGAAAATCTTATTCAGTTGATGTTGCTATTAATCCAAATACAGGATTAGGTCGAATGACTTCTGCAATAACTGCAGATACAAATGAATCTTTCTTACCCTTTGATGAGGAAAGGTATATTTTTGTAAGACCAAATGGAGATGTTATAGCACTTACTGATGATATGTTCCAGTTTACTACTGGAAATACAGTATTGCAAATTGAAGGTTTAGGTTCTGCTACAACTGGATGCACATTAGTTGCAACATTAACAAAATCAAAACCATCTGCAAAAATTAAGAGGCAAAATAGAGTAAATGCTACTGTAGTTAATAGTTCTAGACTTACTGGATCTGGTATAGGAGCAACTACTTTAAATGATGGTTTGGTTTATGGTAATTTCCCATATGGAACTAGAGTTCAGGATGAGAGAATTTCTTTAAATCAAGGAGATGTTGTTAGGATTCTTGGCATATATGAATCCAATGATACTTCTACCGCATCTGCACCGAAGATGACTTTAGTTTCATTAAATGGTGCTACTGGTAAAACCACAGATCTTATTGAAGGGGAAAGACTTACTGGAGCTGATAGTGGTGCTATTGCAGTTTATACTGAAAAAATAACTGATACTCAAATAACATATATCATACAGAATCAAACTGCATTTGAAGAAGGTGAAGTAATTACATTCTCAGAATCTAAGGTTCAGGGTGTTATCTCAGTTTTGGATAATCCAAGTAGAAATATTTCTGCAAATTATACATTTACTACTGGTCAAAAGAATACTTTCTATGATTATGGATATATTACTAGAAAAATAAATGCTAAATCACCTAAAAACGGTTTAAAGGTCTATTATACTAATGGATTCTATGAATCAACTGATGAAGGTGATATTACGGTAAAAAATTCATATGATAGTTGGGATTATAGTAAAGATATCCCATATATTAATGGTGAATTGGTTACAGATACTATTGATATAAGACCTAAAGTTTCTAATTACACTGTAGTTGCTGATTCTAGATCTCCATTAGAATTTTATGGAAGATCGTTTACAGCATCTGGTGGTTCTGCTAAGAATATTTTAGCATCAGACGAATCAATTATTACCAATTTTGATTTCTATGTTGGTAGAAAAGATAGAATTTTCTTAGATAAAACTGGTAAATTCCAAGTTCAGTATGGTGATCCATCTGAGAAAATGGAGACTCCTGTTCCTATTGAAGATGCTATAGAAATTGCTATGGTTGAACTTCCACCATATCTTTTCCAAACAGATAGAGCATCTCTTAACTTTATGAAGCATAAGAGATATCGAATGCAAGATATTAAACGACTTGAAGATAGAATTAAAAATCTAGAATATTATACTTCATTGTCTATGCTTGAAACTGAAACTTCCAACTTATTCGTTCCTGATGCAGATGGAATGAATAAATTTAAGTCAGGTTTCTTTGTTGATAATTTTACTAGTCTTAAGACTCAAGAAACAAAAGGCCTTAAGATAAAAAATAGTTTAGATCCTACTCATAAGGAATTAAGACCTCAACATTATACAACTTCGATTGATCTTCAAGCAGGCCCTGTTGAAGATGTTGATGCTAGTGTTGATCGTGCATATTTAGCTCCTGAAGGAACTAACGTAAGAAGACAAGCAGATGGTGTTGTAACTCTTGATTATACTGAAGTTGATTGGTTAAGTCAGCAATTTGCTACTAGAACTGAGAGTGTTACCCCATTTTTGGTTAGTTTCTGGCAAGCAACCTTAAAAATCTCTCCAAATTCTGATACTTGGACTGATACTGCAAGAATTGAAGCAAAAATTGTTAAAGCAGAAGGTAACTTTGCTCAAACAATGGCAGATAACCAAAGAGAATGGGGTGTAGATCCACAAACTGGAATGAGCCCAATTCATTGGAATGCTTGGGAAACTACATGGACTGGAACAGAAACCAATAGTTGGACTACAACAAGACAAGAAGCAGGCCCTTCAAGAACTAACGAAGTTATTCTTAAAAGAGGTTGGATTAACGGTGGTAGTGGTAGAAACCTTTCTAGATTTGATACTGTTCAGACTGTTACAACAGTTCAAGATACTCACCAAGAGACTTGGCAGACAGGAACATCTACTAGAACTGGTATTAGAAAGATTGTTACAGAACAATGGGATAATGAATCATTTGGCGACAGAGTTGTAAGTAGAGATGTTATCAATGTAATGCGTTCTAGAAACATTGAATTTATAGTTTCTAAGTGCAAACCATTAACTCAATTATATGCTTTCTTTGATGGAGTAGATGTTACTAAACTATGCACTCCAAAATTGATGGAAATCTCCATGACTTCTGGAACATTCCAAGTTGGAGAAACAGTTATTGGAACTTTACCTTCAGTGGGTATACAACCAGAAGGAACTGATGCTCCATTTATTAGATTTAGGGTAGCACAAGCAGACCATAGATCTGGGCCATATAATGCACCAAAAGAAGTATTTAAGAGAAATCCATATATTTCTCAGGTTGGTGCAACTGCACTTGAAACTTTCTTAGGAACTCCAGGAACTGTTCAGGTTGCTTCTTCAAATCAACAATCTACTGAGATGCCAACAACATACTCAGCAACATCTACTATATTAAATGTTGATACAAAATCATTAAGCGATCAACCACAAGGAGATTATTTTGGATTTGCTTGGTCTGGAATGACTTTAAGAGGAGAAACAAGTGGTGCTCAAGCAGATATTACTAATCTAAGATTAATTTCTGATCTTGGTGCTAATTTAATTGGAAGTTTCTATATACCAAATCCAAATAGTGGTAATCATCCAAGATTTGAAACTGGTAAGAAGACTTTAAGACTAATTGATAGTACTTCCAACGATAAAGATAAGTGCGATACTTATGGTGAGGATGTTTATACTGCTGCTGGAACATTAGAAACAGTTCAAGAAACTATTGTTTCTGTTAGAAATGCTAAAGTTGAGACAAAACATCATTCAGAATCAAAACCTGCTAGACAACTTACTGGTTCTGGTGTTATTCAATCTAATGCTATTTCTTCAGGAGATCAAGTAACAGGTAGTAGAGAACAGTGGTATGACCCACTAGCACAATCATTCCAGGTAACTGAGAAAGATGGTGTGTTTATTACTAGTTGTGATTGTTACTTCCAGACTAAGGATGACATGGATATACCCATGACATTCCAAATCCGCACAATGAAGGGAGGTTTTCCAACACAAAAGATATTACCATTCTCAGAAATTATTAAATCACCTGATGATATTAATGTTTCTCAAAATGGAACAGTTGCAACAAAATTCACTTTTGATGCACCAGTTTTCTTAGAGGGAGGTAACCAAGAATATGCTATATGTTTAGCATCATGGTCAACTAAGTATAAAGTCTTTATTTCAAGGATTGGAGAATCTGATATATTGACTGACGAATTTATATCTCAGCAGCCATATCTTGGATCATTATTTAAATCACAGAACGCTTCTACTTGGGATCCATCTCAGTGGGAAGATTTAAAATTCCATTTCCGTAGAGCAGAATTCCAAAGTGAAGGAACTATGGAATTATATAATCCAGTTCTTTCTGAAGGTAATGCACAAATTGCAAAACTAATGCCCAACTCTATTAATATTAATTCAAATAGGGTTAGACTTGGTATAGGAAGAACTCTTACAGATACTGTTCTTCAGTTTGGTAATACAATTGCTCAAGCAGCACATAATGATGGGGCAACTGCTCACACATCACCATCAAACGCAACTGGTAATTATGTTGGAAATGCTGGTATTGCTACTGGCGATATGTCAATTATTAATGCTGGTTTAGGTTATACACCTACTAGTGGTTCTTATGGATTTACTGGTGTTGGTATGACTAACATTACTGGAACAGGTGATTTTGTTACTGCTAATGTTCATATTGTTGATGGTGTTGTCGGTGCTTGCACAGTCACATCTTCTGGTAGTGGATATACTAAGGGCGATGTCTTAGGTATTGCAACTATTGGAAATAATAATGTTGGTAGAAATGCAAGATTGTCTATTGTTTCTATAGGTCAAACATCTGAATTAATTCTTGATAACGTTCAAGGTAATTTTGCTCTTAATGGAAGATTAACATATACTAACGGAGTAACTGGTTTAATAACTGCTGTGAATGCTAACACATATGGTGGTATTTCTAGTTGCACAGTTGAAAAAATTACTGTGGTTAATGATGGATTACACTTTACTGTGGATCATTTAAATCATGGTATGCATCATGATACTAACAGAGTCGAAATTACAGATGCAGCATCTGATGTTCCTCCAACTAAATTGACATTACCATATAATTCAAGTGCTTCAGGATCTATTGCTGTTGAAAGCACTGATAATTTAGGAACATTTGAAAATGTTTCTGTTGGTGCAACCAATCCTGGTTTATTGCAGATCGGAGAAGAGATTGTCAAATACACTGGAGTATCTGGTGGTTCTATAACAGGAATAACAAGAGGAGACAAGAAGAAGAATTATTTAAAGGGAACACCAGTTTATAAGTATGAGATGGGTGGAGTTTCATTGAGTAGAATTAACAAGACTCATTTAATGAGTAACGTTACTGATACTGATCCTGCTCCTCTATCATTTGATCATTATACACTTAAATTAGATCAAGGTGGTGATATATCTGCTGATAATAGCAAATATTCAATTAATAGAAGCTCTACTACTGCTTCTAGTTTCCCACCAATTCATTTCAATGATACTAAATCAACAGGTGGATATGGAATTCATGCAACACAGAATATACCATATCAAATTGTTGCTCCAATGATTCATAATGTAACTGTTCCTGGAACAAATGTTACTGCGACAATGAGAACTGTATCTGGTTCTAACCTTGCTGATGGAAGTGGTCAAGGAACTGATCTACCATTTGTAGATAAGGGATATGAATCAATTACAATAAACAAAACAAATTATCTTAGTTCTGCAAGATGTGTTGCATCTAGAGTTAATGAAAATAATAATGCTGTGCTTGGTAATTTCCCAGGAAATAGATCATTTGGTATAACTGTCAATATGGCAACCTCAAATACTATGGTAACTCCTATACTTGATTTACATAGATGCAGTTCGATCTTTATTTCTAATAGAATTGATGCCCCAATTTCAAATTATAAGACAGATCCTAGAGTTAATACTCTCAAAGATGATCCATCTTCATGCCAGTATATCTCTAGAGAAAATGCATTAGAAAGTCCTGCAACTTCCATTAAGATTATACTTAATGCTCATATTAACAAATACTCTGATATTAGATGTTTCTATGCGATTAGTGATACTCCAGGATTTGAACCTGTCTTTATTCCATTCCCTGGATATAAAAACTTTAATAATAGAGGTCAAATTATTGAGTTATCTGAGAGTGATGGAAGACCTGATAAGTATGTTCCAGATTCTGATGTAGGTGGTATTGATGATACAAATGTTAATTTCATGGAATTTACATTTAGCACTGACGATTTACCAACATTCAAATACTACAGAGTTAAATTTGTTCTTAGTGGAACAGACCAAACATTTGTTCCCAGAGTATCTGATTTGAGGGTTATTACTCTAGCATAATGAATGAATACATTAAAGTAAAAGATCACTCCAACCTTGTAAGAGATCCAAGAACTGATCAAATTATCAATACCGACCATGCTGAATATGATCAGTATATGGCTCGTCGTAGTGCAAGAAAGAAAGACAAACAAAAAACTCTTTCTGTTGAACAAGATCTTGATCGTTTAAAAGCTGAGATGGGTGAAATCAAATCTCTATTAAAGGAATTAGTCAATGGCAAATAAAAAGATTACATTTGATCCAGAATCTGGTGTAGCAGCTGCTGCTAATTTCGTTATTAATGGCGGTGCTAATTTTACAGGAACATTTGAAGTAGTAGATACTTCTAATACTGGATGGAATTTTTCTACAACTAATTCGGTTGGTATTGCTACAACCACTGGATGGACAGGTTCCTCTCAGATGACAAAGAGTGTTTCTATTGGGTCTACTGGTTATCCTGTAGCAACCTTTTCTGTTGGTATCGATACTACTAGTTCTACTGCAGGAAAGTTTACAATTTCCCTTGGATCAACTGCTACAAGAACTTTAAGTGAAGGTAGATATGTTTATGATGTTCTTGTTAGTTCTGGAGCGACTGTATATAAGATTGTTGATGGAACAATTTTAGTTCAACCAGCCATTTCGGCAGCACTATAAATATTGATAGAGGTATTGTATAAATGTCCCAACCAGCATCACGTTCAGAACTTATTACCTACTGTAAAAGGCAGTTAGGTGCTCCTGTATTGGAGATTAATGTTGCTGATGAACAAATAGAAGATATTCTTGATGATGCAATTCAGTTTTTTCAAGAGAGACATTTTGATGGTGTATATCCAACTTTTTTAAAGTATAAGTTAACTGAAAACGATATAAAACGAGGAAGATCAAGAGGTGATCGTACTGATAATGTAGGAATAACAACTACAACTGCTAGTGCAACTATTGATGGCGGTACTACTAATTTCAGTTGGACAGAGACTAGTAACTATCTACAAGTTCCTCCAGAAGTTATTGGGGTAACAAAAATATTCCATTTTGATGGAACAAATTCCATGTCAAGTGGCATGTTTAGTGTTAAATATCAGTTATTCTTAAATGATGTTTATTATTGGGGTGCAATGGAGATGTTGTCATATGCAATGACAAAGACATACCTTGAAGATATTAATTTCCTATTAACAACACAGAAACAAATAAGATTTAATCAAAGACAAGATAGATTGTATATGGATATTGATTGGGCTAATGTTAATGAAGATGATTATATTGTTATGGATTGTTATAGGGTTTTAAACCCAAATGATTATTCAAGAGTTTGGAATGATTCATTCTTGAAAATGTATCTAACTGCTCTTGTTAAGAGGCAGTGGGGTCAAAACTTAATGAAATTCACAGGAGTTAAACTTCCTGGTGGGGTCGAATTAAATGGAAGACAAATGTATGATGATGCAGAAAAAGAACTCGAAAGGATCCGTGAAATGATGTCTAACTCTTACGAACTTCCACCATTAGATATGATAGGTTAAGATTATGGCACTTAACCCATTTTTTCAGCAGGGTTCATCTGGAGAACAGAGTTTAGTTCAATCGCTTATTAATGAGCAATTGAGAATGTATGGTGTAGATGTACACTATATGCCTAGAAAGTATGTTGAAGAGAAAAGTATATTAAAAGAAGTAACTGCATCAAAGTTTGATGATGCATATCCTATAGAAGCATATATTGATAATTTTGATGGTTATGGAGACAATCCAACAATGTTGTCTAAGTTTGGTATTCAGGCAACCAATGAAGTAACTCTAATTATTTCTAAGGAAAGATTTGAGACTTATATTTCTCCTTTAATGAAAAATGAGTCTAATATAAAATTATCAACTAGACCAAAAGAGGGGGATTTAATTTACTTCCCATTAGGAGATCGTCTATTTGAAATTAAGTATGTAGAGCATGAGAAACCATT